CAACAACTTGTTGGGCCTCTTACTGGCCCTTCCGATCGTCACCCCCGAAATGATCCGCCAGCGCCTGGAGATCGCCCCCGACGCAAAGGTAGCGATCCACCGGCTGCGGAAGCACATTGAGCCCTGGAAGATCGAGATCGGTTCGCGACGCAACGTCGGGTACTGGCTCGAACCCGAGGACAAAGCGAAGATCAAAGCGCTCGTGAGCGGCACCGCCGCGCAGATCGTTGCGGCTACCCCCGAGGGTAACGTCGCGCTTCCGATCGCCGCTTAGAAATTCTGCGTCGTTAGACGGAGCGCAGAGGACTACGGGCCAGTAACCCGAAGTGGACATCCGTTTCCCTCACTCCATGACTTGCCCGATGCGGCCTCAAAATCGCATCGGGTTTTTTACCGCCCAAGGTAACAATCTATGGCTTCATCAATGATAAGCGGCACGCTTACCGCGAGTATATTCGAAGACATCTTGGACACTTTGAAATACGCGACCGGCGGCTACGTACCGAACCGCGCGGGCAAGAGTGTGACGGCCAACGCTTTGGCGCAGGCCGCCATGGTGAAGAAGCCCGAGCCGTCGCTGCTCGCGATGATCGGCTCACGGATGCGGTGGGACCCAGAAGCAATGCTCCCCTTCGATGTGATCGCGCCGCATCGCATCAACGAAGAACAGGTCGCCGTGTTCATCGTGGTCTCCGGCCGCGCACTCATAATTCACGACGACGCCAACCTTTTTCCGAGCGACACGCTCGTCACCCAGCTGCGCCTTCTGGAGAAATAACTGATGCTGTTCCACGCAATCGACAAACAAGCCGTCATCCGGAACGTGAAGTCCGGCGTCTACAAACAGGTCGGGCTCTACGAGCGCGACGGCGAGCTGTTCGCCGGCACCTGCGGCGGCTTCATCCGACTGATGCTCGACGGGCGCACGTCAAGCCCCAACACAAAATGGGATGCGGTCGAGGCGGTGTGGGAAGCGCCGAACCGTGTGGGCGGCGGCCTGCGCGCCGTCACCCAGACACAACTGCGATCGGTCGCGTGATGGGAAGCCCGCCCGATGCGACCCCCGCGACACCATCGAACCATACGGTAGCCGAAGATTACTGGCCTGAGCCTCATGTCTGCTCGAACTGGCCTGAACGTCACATCTGCTCGAACGCTCGTGGCGGTCGCCGATGTGACGTTTGCTTTGGAAGGATTGAAAGTTGAGCGCGACACCATCCGAGGGTTTTGGCGGCGGAGCCGTGACCACCCGGCGCGGCGCACCGGCGCCATTCAGCTTCAGCTATTCGAAGCTGAAGAACTTCGAGACGTGCCCGAAGCGTACATGGCACATCGACGTTCTTCCGAAGAACGACCCGAACAAGGTCAAAGAGGAAGAGGGTGAAGCGCTCCTGTGGGGCAACCTCGTCCACAAGGGATTGGCCGATGCAATCGGCGCGGCGCGCAAGCCCCTGCCGAAGGAACTGGCGAAGTATCAGCCTTGGGTCGATAGGATGCTGGCGGGCCACGATCAGCCCGGCATGCGGATTCTGGTCGAGCAGCAGCTCGCGATCAACGAAGCGTTCGGCCCGACCGCTTGGTTCAACAGCGACGCCGAGAAGGCCGGCACCGGCGCTCCCTGGTATCGCGGCATCGGCGACGTGCTCAAGATCTACAAGCAGGCCGCGCTGATCCCCGATTGGAAGACCGGCAAGATCGTTGAGGACAGTCAGCAGCTGGCCCTTATGGCGGCGTGCGTGTTCGCGCATCACCCCGAGGTCATGAAGTGCCGCGCTATGTTCGTGTGGCTCAAGGAAGACGCCGAGACGACGCAGGACTTTCACCGCAACGACATGCCCGCGATGTGGCGGGCGCTATGGCCGCGCATCGAGTCCTACAGGAGCGCCGTCATGACCAGCAACTTCCCCCCGAAGCCCGGCGGCCTTTGCAAGCGCTACTGCCCCGTAAAACAGTGCCCCCACAATGGCCAGTAACGACGTAGGGCGAGCGAACGAACGGCACGATGCCTTGGCTAAGGGTGAAGCAAAACTCCGCTCTCACCTGCCGCCGCTCACACCTCTAACCATAAGGTGCACCTACGTCGAGGGATGGACGGTGAATACTCGATTTCATCCTGAGGGCGCTCCGCCGGTCGAACTCTCCACGGAGCCGCTGGAAGGGTTTCCGAGCCCGACGCTGATCGCACTAGCCATGCTGGTGGCCTGATGAAGGCACCCAAACCATTGAGCCTCAGGACGCAAGCCGAGCAAGCGGCCGGCCGCGGCATGATCGATCACGCCGTCAAACTCGAAGTGCTCATGAAGGGCGACACGGAACTGAAGCGCCGTTTCCCGAGCTACCTGGGAAACCCGCACCTTGAACGGCAGACCGACGTCGAGTGGACCGTCGAAGTCCGCATCCAATGCGCGAACGGCTCGTTCATGAATTTCAAGACGCCGTTTCTCGGGTGGCCGAGCGATCTCCTTATCACTGAGATGATGCTGGTGGCTCCGTAATTGGCAAAAACTCCAGAGGGCAGCGTCAAGGACGCTGTCAACAAAGTCCTCAAGAAATTCCCCGAGACCTACGTCTTCATGTCCGTCCCCTACGGGTACGGCAAAAGCACCCTCGACTACCTGCTCTGCCACTACGGCGAGTTCATCAGCATCGAGACGAAGGCACCGGGGAAGGCCCCGACACCGCGCCAAGACGACACGATCACTGAGATCGAGATCGCGCGCGGAATGAATTTCGTCATCGACGGCGTCGACAAGTGCGGGCCGCTCGAAACCTACCTCGAACAGGTCAAGAGCAATGCTACCAGTCCTCATTAGTCCTAGGCACCGTCTTGTGGGCGTTCCGTTCGCGGACAACATCCACAACCTATTCCCCGCCGCGAAGCAGATGCTTCACAACGGCGGGCAGCACATCCTCTTGCCGCACGCGCCGACTGAGACCTTCCTCCTCAGGAAGATGGGCTATGAAGTCCCGTCGCCGATCCTGACGCATTATGATTGGTGTGGCGGCGCCCCCTTCAATTCTCAAAAGAGCACCGCGGCGCTCCTCACGCTCGAACAGCGCGCCTACGTCCTCAACGGCATGGGCACCGGCAAGACGAAGGCCGCGCTGTGGGCCTTCGATTACCTCCGAGGTAACAATGTCTGCGGCAAGATGCTGGTCAGCGCGCCGCTCTCGACGTTGAGCTTCACCTGGATGCGGGAGATATTTAACACCCTCCCACATCGCAAAGCCGTCGTGCTTCACGGGTCGAAGAAGCAGCGGCTCGACAAGCTGTCCGATCCGGACGCCGAGATCTTCATCATCAACCACGATGGCCACAAGGTCATCCTCGACGAACTGCTCAAGCACCTCGACATCAACGTCTTGCTGATCGACGAGCTCGCCGTGTTCCGGAACGGGTCGTCGTCGCGCACTAAGGAAATGTGCCTGCTCGCCAACCGGATGGATTGGGTGTGGGGCATGACCGGATCGCCGATCCCGACGGCCCCGACCGACGCATGGGCGCAGGCGAGGATCGTCACGCCGCACCGCGTGCCCAAGTTCTTCGGTCGGTACCGCGAAGATCTTATGACCAAGATCACGGCGTTCAAGTTTCACCCGAAGCCGGACGCGGTCGAGAAGGCGTTCGCGACCCTACAGCCGTCCGTGCGGTTCACGCTCGATGACGTGGTCGAGCTGCCCGAGCTGATCGAGCGCACCGTCGACGTCGAGATGGGGCCGAAGCAGGCCAAGATTTACAAGGCGCTCGCCGACCAGTGCTACGCGGCGGTCCTCAGCCAAGAGATCACGGCAGCGAACGCCGGCGCCGTCATGATGAAGTTGCTCCAGGTCTCGACTGGCTGGGTCTATGCCAAGGATCGAACCATCGTACCCTTGGACAACAACAAGCGCATCGAAGCGTTGTTGGACGCGATCCAGGCCACCGATCGCAAGGTGCTGGTGTTCGCCCCGTTCAAGCACGCCCTCGCTGGAATATCGGAGGCGTTAGGGCGGCCGGCGGAGAACGGGCTGCCCGCTAGTGGAGCGGGCATCGAACACGCGGTAGTCGACGGCGACACGCCGGCGGCGCAGCGCGGAGAGATCTTCAACCTCTTCCAGAACACACAGAAGTACCGGGTCATTCTGGCGCATCCGCAGTGTGTGGCGCACGGCATCACGCTCACCGCGGCCGACACCATCATCTGGTTCGCGCCGGTGACCTCGCTCGAGATCTACGACCAAGCGAACCACCGCATTAGGCGGGTGGGGCAGAAGCACAAGCAGCTCGTGTTGCACCTCCAGAGCACGCCCGTCGAGAAGCGAATCTACAAAATGCTCCAAGGCAAACAGAAGGTTCAGAACCAACTTCTGAAGCTGTTTGAGGAAGACACCGTACTCACCGCCGAAATGGCAATAGCCGCCTAAAGGGGACCCATGGCTGACATCAATCTTCGGGTCGAGCAGTACGTGAAGCTGCGCGACATCATCAAGGCCAAGAAGGACGCTCATAAAAAAGAGCTGGAACCCTTCAATGAGACCCTCGAACGACTGAACTCGGTTCTACTGGCGCACCTGAACGGGATGAGCGTCAACAGCGCCGCGACGAATAGCGGCACGGTTTACAAGACCGAAAAGAAGACCGCGTCGCTCGCCGATGCTCAGGCGTTCATGGACTTCGTCATCGCCAACAACGCTTGGGACTTGCTCGACCGCAAGGCCAACGTCGCCGCGGTCGAGGGCCACATTAACACCAACAACATCCCGCCCCCCGGCGTGAACTTCACCAGCACCTTCGTCGTCGGCGTCCGCCGCGCGGCCTAACAGGAGAAAATATGAACGCTCTCGTCCCCCAAAACTTCGGCGCGCTTTCCACCCGGTTCGCTGCCTTCCCGATGGACAACGATATGTCCGCCGGTATCCAGGCCGGCTTCGGTATCATCGGCTACAAGGGCAAGGTCTGGTCCACGCGCTATCGTGGCACCGACACCAACCTTATGCGCCCCCCCGTGAACGGCGTCAGCGACGGCCCGATGAACTCCATCGAAGTCGCCATCCTGAGGGCGTCCGCCCACGTCTCGAAGATCTGGTACGAGCAGGGATACGTGGAAGGATCCAGCGCCGCGCCGGATTGCTTCTCCACCAACGGCGTCACGCCTGACCTGGCGTCGAAGAAGAAGCAGGGCAACACCTGCGCCACCTGCCCCATGAACGCTTGGGGCTCCCGTATTACCCCGGCGGGTAAGCAGGGCAAGGCGTGCAGCGATTCGAAGCGGCTCGCCGTGGTCCCGCTGCCGGACATCCCGAACGAAGGGCTGGGCGGCGCGATGCTGCTTCGCGTGCCGGCGGCATCGTTGCGCGATATGGCTGGCTTCGACGAGAAGATGCGCGGCCTCGGCTACCCCTACTACGCGATCGGCATTCGCATCTCGTTCGACCCGTTGGAGAGCTATCCGAAGTTCGTGTTTGGGGCGATCCGCCCGCTAACCGATCCGGAAGCCGACCTCGTGCTCACGATGCGAGACAGCGAGGCGGTCGGTCGGATCCTCGCGGAGGGTAGTGAGATGGCGGCCGAAGCGCCGGCGGCCGCGGCGGTTGCCTCGGCATTCGAGCAGCCCCCGGCGATCGCAGCCCCAGCGGCGGCTCCCCCGCCAGCTGCACCCCCGGTCGTTCAGCCGGTCGTTCAGCCGGTCGTTCAGCCGGTCGTTCAGCCGGTCGTCGCCGCGGCATCGGGCGGGTTCGGCGGAGCGCCGGTGGTCGCTGCTGCGACTGTGGCCAACGCGGCGCCAGCCGCCGCTGCAACGTCGGATTTCGAGGACGCCCTCGACGCCCAGCTGGACGCCCTGCTTCCCAAGGCTGCCTAAATCCTAAAGCGGGGCCGGTATCCGCCGGCCCCGCCTCCATTCAGGCCAGTTACAAGAAGCAGCAAAAAACGCATGGCACTTGAACACGCGCAAGAATACCTCGCCAAGGTCCTGGCGTGGCCGCAGGAGGGTGAGCCCGCGGCCTATGTGAACATCCACTGGACCCTCACGAAACTGAACACGCACACCGGCAAGCCGATCTGGACCGGCCGCGCGGTGCGTTCGGTGCAGGAAGCCGCCAACGCAGTCCAGTGGGCGCTCAAGGGTGGCGACACCAAAGACATCTACGTCTGCATGTCGACGCAGCACGACGCCCTCGAAAAGACCTCGGCCAAGGGCCACAAATATCTGGCGCCGATCCGCTCGCAAGAGAACGTGGTCGCGCTGAAGAGCCTGTTCATTGATCTCGACGCCAAGGGCGAGGACAAACTCAGCTATGCATCGGTACCCGAGGCTGCGACGGCGCTCGCCGCGTTCATCGCCACTATGGATCTCCCGCCGCCTAGCGCGATCGTTACGTCAGGAGGGGGCCTCCATGTCTACTGGACCTTGGACCGCGCACTCACGAAAGACGAATGGCAGCCGCTCGCCTACGCCCTGGCCGAAGCCACCAAGGTCCATGGCCTCAAGTGTGACACGGGCTGCACAATCGACGCTGCGCGCGTTCTCCGTATCCCTGGAACTTTTAACCGGAAGCTTGATGCTCCTCGGCCCGTGGCTCTCGCCGGCGGCCGAACGGGGAATAATTATTCCGTGGATCGCCTTGACCGAGTTCTGGCGCCGTTCAAGGGCACGATCCCGGCGAACGCGCTCACAGCGTTACCCCGCCGGGTAGCACTCACCGGCCCCAGCGATCTCTCGGCCGGCATCGACCGCGGCGCGTCGGCGCCCATCGACTTGCCCAGCGTCGCCGTGGAATGCGGCTTCATACGGGATGCGATCGCCTCCAACGGCCTCACGCTTGCGAACCCGCTGTGGAACCTCACCACGTTGATGGCGACGTTCGCCATCAACGGCCGCAACGAAGCGCACCGCATGGCGAGCGGCCATCCCGGCTATACCCTCGAAAGCACCGATGAACTGTTCGACCGAAAAGAAAAAGAGCGCGCGGCGAAGGGTCTTGGATGGCCTTCGTGCCGAACGATTAGCGGGTCGGGCGCACCCCAATGCCAGGGATGTCCACATTTTGGAGCGGGTAAATCTCCTCTTAACTTTGCCGCTCGACCTCAAATTGCGCTTCTTGTTGCGCCGCCTCAAAGCCCAGGCAATCCAGTCAATCCTCTACCGGGCGGGAACGCCGACCTGCCAGCAGGATACAAACGCCTTCCCTCTGGTGTTGTCTGCGCGATCCTCATTGACGGGGACGGCATCGCCCACGACCACCCCATCAGCAGCTATCCCATAACCGAGC